GACCTCCTCCTTCTTACTGCTCCAGTCTTTCGAATAGTAATAGTAATCAACCTTTTCGTCTTCGTTTACAAAGCCCGAACGGATATTCTCAAAAGGAAGGTGCGAGACGTTTGCGATTGTCGTCCTATCGAGTGACCAATTCACTTCCAAAGCAAAGCCGCCCTGAATTTGAAAGTCAACGCAAGCCTTGCGAAGCTCATCGTTGAGATTCCATTGGTCAAAGGCAATACGACCGTCTAAAGTCGTAGCGTCGAAACCCTCTCCGAAGACCATCGTGGCGATAGTAGTCGTCAAAGCGTTATGGGTGGACGAAGAGTGAAAGAGGTCAATGAGGTACTGCGGAAATAGGTTGTCGTCCCCGTAGTTCACGAAGCCTTTTGAGTTTGCGCTTTCCGCGTAACTCCTCTCCTGATATTGGCTGAGTTTAAGTATGTCCATTACTGATAGTAAATAACGTTATCGGGTACGTCGATAGTTGGGATGTTGTATCCAACTGCTCCCGTCACATCAAGAGTCCCTTCTTCGATGAGTGCGATAACAGTTGCGTCGGTTGGGTCGAGGTTAGTCGTTGAGTTCTGCCCCCAAACTTTATAGAAGTATTGACCGGATTCTTCCAATAAGATATTCCCGTTCAAAGCATCGTCAACGTTAGTAAAAATAGAGAGCGCGGTGTATCTAGCGTTGTCAGTTGCAACGTCTCCGATGAAATAGTAATCTTCGCGGCTTGCCATGCTCTGGAAAAGTACGAGATAATTCGCGAACGTAGCAAAGTCTTTCTTCATCTCCTGAAGAGTGAGATAAACAGTCTGCTCGGTGGCTGAGTTGGGATTGAGATGTATCATATCGTTTTAAACTAAAAGAGGGAGGACGTAATGCCCTCCCCCTCCTTTGAACCTAACCAAAAAAACAGAATCAAGGAGTAACTCCTGCCGTGAACGTGATATTCGCGTCGTCAGATGCAACAAACGGAGCAGGGATAGCTTCTTCTGCTGTGAACTGCAATTGATACCCGTTGAGGTCTCCTTTTGCCGTTCCCGTTCCGATACTACCTCCAGAAGCTTCAGCCCCTTGAGTGCTACCCATCGCGAAATAGTTATCATTGACATCTTGAACGATGATTGTCAAACGCCCCTTGAGCAAATCGGCAACTTCTACGTTGTCTGTTGCAAGTAAGTTGGGCATAGTCATCTCAAGAACTTGAGAGTAGAAAACAACTCCATTCTCCATTGAAGCGGTTACCGCTTGTTGAAATGAACCGGAGTTCTTTGTGAGTTCGAAACCAAATACTTCGATCGCAGTTCCCGCAGCAACTACACCCGCCGTAATAGTCCCCCAATCAGTCGCGTCGAATTGCTTAATCCAAACGCGCTTGATTCCTCCTATTTTGTCTTTGCAGGGAAACGCCCTGCCGTTGATTGTTAATGTACAAGCCATGTGATAGAGGAATTAAAGGGAGGAGCCGAAACCCCTCCCGTTCAAATTAGGCAGTGCGACCGGCGAAAGCCAAAGAATCCAAGTCGACAACTTGAGTACCCGCTGAGAACTTCATGATGATTCGAGTGACATCGTCTCCCGTTGTTTGCATCAAGTTCAAAACGGCTGCTTCGATGTGATCAGTCAAGAGGTCAGTTCCGAAGTACAAGTTCTCCTTCTTAGAGAAGAGGAAAGAGTCATTTGGACAACCGCCTGGAGTAATGATTTCATAACCGTTAAAGAAGTTTGCAGCTTCAGCAGCGTGGAAAGTCAACTCAGCAGTACCCGCTAAAGCAGTATAGTAAAGCTGCTTCATACCGCGAGACATAAACAACTTAGTGTCAGGGTCACCGGCTAAAGCATCTGGAATAGCAGCAGCCAAAGCAGTCAAACGTCCAAGGATATTTGCAGCACTTGTAACACCCGTCAAATCTTGCTCAACTGAAGGAGCACCTGCGCGAATCTTTGCAAAAAGACCGTCGTACAACGTATTAGCTGCGCCACCAGTCGCGCCGGTTTCGTGGTTATAGTTACCGTGCCATGTGTTGCGTTCTACCGATTCAGCTACACGAGCAGCAACATACTGCGCTGCAAATGATTGGAAGGCAGCGGGAGAGTCTGAAGACTGACCGCGCATCTGCTCAGATTCCCAAGCAGTTCGAAGGTCTTTGTTACACACTTGCTCATTTACTTGAAGTGCTGTTGTAGTTAATACCACATCACTCAAAGTCAATTGACCCGATGGAGAAGAGGTAAACTCGCATGTAGCTGCAGCAATAGCAGCACCGCCGAATTTACGAAGGTTAGCCTTGTAGCGGACGTTATCGAGAATCTCGATATATCCGTTTGCGATAGTATCCCCGGAGAGGATAGCAGGGGCGACGTAAGGTAGAGCCGCGGTTCCTGCGTAGTTTGATGAGATTGTAGCGTTAGCCATTAGGAGAAATTGTTTTGGATCGCGGCGATGCGTTCCTTCATTGTTAACTTGGTTAAATCGACTTGGACTTTTTGCTCCATCTTAGGAGCGCGAGAGATTTTAGCTGAAGCTGCTTTGCTCAACTCGGTAATCTTTACATCCCGCTGTTCAATCTGAGAAGAGAATTCTTTTTTGGCTTCAGAGACTGCGTCAGCAATCATAGAAGCAACATCTTCACGAGTAATCATATCGACAGATGCCTCTACTTCTTCGACTTCTTCTTCAACCACTTCTTCAGCGGGAGCTTCAGCGTCTTTAATTTCGGAGATATTACCTTCAGCGACAACGAGCAAAGAGCCGTCTTCGAGTTGATAGTCTCCGTCTGGTAGAGGGATGCGTTCGTTTTCGTCGTTAGTAACGAAAACAGCGACACCGACAGCAAAAGCGTCTGCGTCTGTCATGATTTCTTGTCCGCTTTCTAAGACGGCCGTAGCCATCAGCGAAACTTGTTCCTCCTTTTCTTCGACAGCGAGTTCAACGCTGTACTTTTCGAAGAGGTCGGAGATGCGTTCTTTTAGATTCATCTTCTGGGATTTGTATTAATAACGATTTAGAGGGGTCAATCCTTACTCGTAATGCGATTTTTTAGGTAATCTATTGCTAGTTCCTTTTCGATGTCTGTAAGAAGCTCTAAATCGCTTGTGATGGGTTTCTGTTGAGAAAGCTCAAACTTGTTCGCGAAATAGCCCTCTATTGAGAAGCCTTTGACGCTGCCCTCCTTCACAAACTTCTCCCATATAGCGTCATTCTCTACCTTCATTGAAACCATCCAAGTGCCGACCGGGACTTCGAGTCCATACATACGGCTTTTGTCCTGCTCTCCTTCGACTATCCAACTCTCTACGAGGTGCAAGCCGTTAATAGCGTGTTCGTGTTCTAGGGTGGCGTTCGCTTGGTTGCCGTTTTTGAAGTATAACTCCATAGCCCGTCGGACGGTCTTCTTGGAGAAGTACACGTAATATTCTTCCTCTTCGCTTTTGCGGTAGATGGGTTTATCGGGAATGAGAGCCGCACCCATTACGATGCGTTTCTCTTCGTCCTGAGTTTTGAAAGTAAACTCTTGGGACTTCATCGCTACCCAATCGGACTCGATAGCGGGGTGTTCTACTAATGACAAAGCATCCACTCCGTAGAGTTCCGCTTCTTCATCGATTATTAGTTCTATTATGTTCATCCTACAAGTGCTGCTTGGTCGTTAATTTTTTGATTTGCTTGCTGAGAGTTAGAAACCTCTGAAGCGATTACATACGTTCTAAATCCATCCTGACCCGCTCCACCTCCTAAGAATCCGAGGTCGAGCTGTGGGGCTGTGGGGGTTGGTGGCCCTGATCCCGTATCTCCAATACCGCTGTAAGAGTTTGATTGATCGCCTCCACCCCCTGAAAAAGTTGTGCTTTTGATCTTTTTCACGTTAGCGAGTCCGGCCACTACTGCCCCCGCAGCGGCGACGGCTCCTAAAGCCGGGCCAACTATCGGTATACTCGCGAGAGAACCAAATGCGCTGGTTGCACTTTCATATGTTCCAATCAACGCCTGAGCAATCTGTATTTTCTTTGACCGTTCGAATCCTTTTTTCTGTTGTGCTTCAGAGTCACCCGAAAACGCCTCGTTGAGAGCGGATAACGCGTCGAGGCTTGATTTTGCGGTGTCTAGAAACGCTTTCGCTCTTGCTTTCTTAGCTTCTAATATTCTTATATCACTCGCATCTTCTGACGCTTCCTTTTCTGCGAGATGTCTGTCATCAATCGCTTTCATAGCGTCGTTATGAGCTGTCGTCGCTTGCTTAATCAACTCTTCATCGTCGCCCGCTAAAGATATGCGGCGGTCAAAGGCTTGCATGACAGCAAGCTCCTCTCTCTCCCTTGCTGTTTGATTCAATAAGAATAACTCGTCCTCAAGTTTCTGTTTTGCAATAAGCTGCTCTTGATATGTTTTTTCTTTTGCCTCTGCATCTGCATCAATGGCGGCTTGTTCTTCCCGCTTTGCCGTGTTGAGTTCCGTTTGAAGTCGTTTCTGAGTTCGAAGGGATGCCGTCTGTAAATCAATGACTGCCGCCTCTGCTTCTGCAACCCTTTGTAAATCTTCCTCTGAACTCTCCCCCAAAGCAACTTGCTCACGCGCAATCCTTGCTCTTTCTTCAGCAAGCGTAAGTTGTCTCGCCGTCGTTTGTTGTTCTAGGTCAACCGCTTTTTGAAGTGCTTTTACTCTTTCCCCTACTGCAAGCGTGTCATCTTCTGCCAAAAGCCGCGATTCTGCAATTAATTTGTTAGTTTCTGCTCGTTGCTTTATGAAGTCCCTCTCTTGGTCTTTGAGGGTGTTTTGTGCCGCTTCTAAATCCTTTGCGGCTTGCGCTTCTTTTGTTATCTCTTCCGTTAACTCTGCAACGGCTTCACCCGCTTTCCCTACTACGTCCGTAACTGACTCCACACCAAGAACCATCTTTCCCGCTGCGTCTGCGGCGACTTTTCCCGCTTCCGAAAATTTACCTTTAAAAGCTAGAGTTATGGCCTTACCAACCGCAGGAATAAACTCAAGCAACCCCTCAAAGCGATTGGTTAGGTTTTCTTTTATGAGTTTTCCTATCTCGATTATTGTCTCTTTCGGATTCGATATAGCTTCAAATAGGGATTCTCCCATTTTAGAAACACGATCTCGGAGAACGTCAAAAATTGCACCAAGAGCAGCGGTCGCCACCTTGAGTTGTTCAGCGCCTCTCTTTGTGCTTGTGAAATACGAAGCAAGAGCACCAAAAGCCACTAAAATGAGACCAATCCCCGTAGCTGCTAAAGCAACTTTGAAGGTCTTCAAACCAAGCACCCCCGTTTTTACTCCTTTTGCAAAGTTCCTGAAGCCCGTCACAGCTCCTCCCGTCATTTTGTCGAGCTGATTTGTCAACCCTCCGACGGCGGCATCTGTTCCTTTGACGCTATCCTCTACGTTTTCAATTCCCTTGGTGACTTCGGTTGTATCCGCGGACACCTTGAGAATCATATTTTGAGTAGTAGCCATTGGATGAGTTTAAATGCAGCGAAGAGATAAGCGGAAACAAAGAGAATAGCGAGAACCCAATCGAGAACTTTGAACCAAAACGGGACTTTCACCTTCTCGCCTTTGTTCTGAAGCAATTGAATGGCCTCTCCTATATAACGGTGATTATCGAGATTCCTCATTGGGGTAAGTTTTGGAAACAGCGTGATGTAGCTCCTGAGTCGTCGAAGACATACCCATATCGTTCACAGCACTCACGAGAGGAAGAAGTCACAGTTGACCCCGTTGGGGTGCTGAATGATATCTGTCCGTTTTTATCAGCTGAAACGGGGATATAGTAGCAATCCCGAATTGCTCCGAGAATCTTCACGAGTCGAACTTGCACAATGTTCTCCGTGGTTGGATCGTAGTTAGATATACTCAGGATTCGGAAGTACGTGTCTTTTATGAAAATCTTATCTGAGAACTTGAAAGTCGCAATCTCCGAAGCGGTCAATCTAAAGTAAGCGGTCACGATTCGAGCGTCCGAAGAATACAACTCATTAACCCAAGGCATCCAGTATTTGTAATACAGCGTATTTACGGGGTTGGCTTGTACTCGGTGGAAGGGTCGCTCTACGCCATAAGAAAGGTCTTCATCCCCTACCGATGGATAAGACGCAGAGAACTGCGAGAGCATCGGATAACGCGTCTCTGAAGTTACTCCACTACTGTCGTTGTAATAATCCAAAAGCCCTTGCGTTAAACCATTCCAAAACGCTAAACGCGGAAGCGGGTCTTTAATGGTCTTGTCTTCGTTTACGGTATCCGCAAGCATCCGATGAATGGCGTAGTCCGTTCCGGGGATATATGAAACCACATGAGGCGCAAAGGCCGTTTGAATCTTCTTCGTTCCCGAAGCGAAGTCGTTTTCAGGGTCATTCACCCGATAGCGTCCATACGTCCGTGAGGCGTTCTTTTGAACGAGGTCATTTACCAAGTCTTTTCCGTTCGAGTGCGTCCATTCATACGTCCTTGCTTGAAGGTCTGTCGTTGGCTCTACTTGGATATCTTTCGAGAGGTCAATCTTATTTGTCCAATCTATCTTGTCTCCCGATGCGAGGTAGTCCCCAAGCGGTTCGATATAGAGATGCTTCGAGTTGTTGCGGTCGGGAATGAATACGAGGTTGAACATCTTTTGAAGTCCAGAGATGAAGTCAATCTTCTTCATTTCG